CATATTTAAAATCTGGAGTATCTGCTCATGCAATTCCTTATGATACTTCAATAACTACATCAGGAAGTAATACATTAAATGGATTACAAGCTAACTTTAATATTACTGCACATTTGTATTTTGAAAATGGTGTAGATTGGGAAACAACAACTAATCCTATAATGAGAGATTATATGTTAGGTATGGTTAGTCAAAAATTAAATTCATCATTTGGAACTCCTACAGCTGCACCTGCACTTAGAATTGGAGGAGCAACTGCAGTTTTTGGAACAAATACAGCATCTGCAACTGCATGTGCTGCAGCAAGTGCAAGTAGTCCAGCAATATGGTCTGCAGGAGCAACTGTTGCAAATTCAACACCTGCTGATCCATTTGGTAGTACAGATGTATTAACACAAAGAGCATATACAACACAATCTGCTGCAACAAATGCACAATCTGAATATGAATTAGTTAATGATAATTATTATGCAATATATCTTGCAAGTGGGACAAGATATTATGCTCAATATAAAACAACAGCAGTTGGTGGAAGATATTGGGTTAATGTAGGAACATGTTAATAACAAATAAAAATTAAAAAAATGAGTTGTAAAACTTGCGGAAATAAAACATCATCACCATGTGCCTGTCAAGATCATGGACTTACTACACCTTGTAGCTATACAGAATGCACAACAACTGTATGTGAAGAAGTTTATTGTGCAGATTGTGTAGTAAATTGTTCAAGTTCAGCAGGGCTTTCTATGGGAGCTATATCATGGGATGCAGAGATATCAGCAGGATTAATTTCTACTGCAGGTATTCAAATGAGATCTGGTGATTCAGTGGAAGAAATATTACAAAGAATTGCTTTATTTGTTGCAGATCCAGTAGGTGGAACTAATTCTGTTCCTCTTGCAATTGCACCACTTACTGTTGGAGATAGAACATCATCTTCAATAGAAATAAAATGGTCAGATGTTCCTTTAGCAGTAACTTCTGTTGCAATATATCAAGCAACTGCAACATCAGCAACATGGACATTAAATTCAACTATTACAACTAGTATACAAACAACATTAAAAAAGACTATAACAGGATTAACAGCTAACACTGCATATAAATTTAAATTAGTTTCTAGTGATGGAACTACTTCTGCAAATAGTGTTGCAGTATATGCAAATACATTATCATAATATTAAAACAAAAGTAGAGAAAGTTTGTTGGTTTTAACTCTGCAATTGTAGGAAGCTCTGGAGAAATCTAGAGCTTCTGCTTTTATATAACTTTTTTTTTGTATCTTGCAACAATTTAATTAAAAAAAATTTATGGATTCATTATTAGATAAAATTAAAGCTTCTTTTAAATGGAAGAAAACTTCTGAATATTGTGCAGAAAAATTAGATATCACAATAGATGATTATGATAAAATAAAAGATATGATAAAAACAAGAGAACTCTTGGATTCAAACACATCTTCATATGAATATAATCTAGAAAAAGGTGAAGCAAAAATGGAAACAATAAGTAGTACAGAAGCTAAATCACCAGAAGAAATAATAAAAATTTTAAATATTGATACAACAGAATGGAAACTATCTAGTTATTGGAATAAACAGATGAGTGATCATTGGAGAGTATCAGCAATGGTTACAAAATTAAAGGATAATGAAATAGATAATGTAACTGAATTATTAAAAACCTTTAAACCAAAAAAATATAAGCAAGTAAAAAGATTAGAAACTCCAGGCAAAACAAAAACAGCTGGAGTTTTGTCTTTACAAGACATACATTTTGGAAAAGAAGGTAATGAAACTATTGATAAAGATTTTGAAGAAACAATTAAAGATCTTATTCATAGAGCAACAAACTCTCATCACTTAGAAAAATTATACTATGTTATAGGAGGTGATTTAATTAATATGGATACTTGGGGTGGTACAACAACTAGTGGAACTCCTTTAGATAATTGTATGACAGCTACAGAAGCTTATATGCAAGCATTTGATGCAATACAATGGAGTGTAAATTATCTTAAACAATTTTGTGATAAATTACAAATAGTATATATTCCTGGTAATCATGATAGATTATCATCTTTTCATTTAGCTCATGGACTATCTAAATGTTTTGATGATGAAAATATATTGTGGGATGTTGTATATCTTGAAAGAAAAGTTTATGTATATAAAGATAACTTTTTTGCTTTTGAACATGGTGATGTTAATACAAAAAATTCATTGTTAATTTATTCTATGGAATATCCAAAACAGTGGGGTAAAACATTACATAGAACCTTATATACAGGACATTACCATCATAAAAAGAAAATACAGTATATTACTGAACATGAAAACACAGGATTTATGTTAAAAATATTACCAAGTCTCTCACGCACTGATTATTATCATTATCATAATAAGTTTGTTGGATCAAGAAGATCAGGTGTATTATCATTACATAGTCCAAGTAAAGGTGAGATTTGTGAATTAACTTATTCACCTGAGTAATCTCTATCAATTAAACTTGAATAACTCCTCTTTTTTTTGTAAATTATAACTGTATAGTGATATTATGATTAATAATTTTAAGCAGCCAGATTTAAATGCACCAAGATACCGTGAAAAAGTATTAGGTCTTTTAAATGCAAAGCTAATAAATGAGTTTAAAGAAAAGCATCCAATATATTCTAAAATAGACAACCGTAAGTTTAAAAAAATTATAATGTTGTTTAATGAAAGAATTTGGAAAGAAGTGATAGAAAATAGAGATGGGGTAGAATTACCTGATTCTTTAGGCTACTTATTTATTGGAACATGTCCTGCTTCTAAAAGTATTAATACAGATTATGCACTATCAAAAAAATATGGCAAAGTATTACAAAATAAGAATTGGGAAACAGATGGTAAAGTAGCTAAAATATTTTATACAAATTATTCTACTAAATACCGTTTTAGAAATAGAGAGTTATGGCAGTTTAATGCTGTAAGACAATTTAAAAGAGCTGTTGCTGAGTCATATCCAAAGAAGTGGACAAAATATATTACTATGGTCAATAAAAAAAGTGTTGCTCATATGTATAAAAAAGATAAATAATAATGGCAACAATAGGAGAAATAGTATCCAGAGTCAGAGAATCAATAAAAGCTGAAGTTCAAGACTCTTTTATTACTGATAGATATCTCTACAGTTTAATAATTAAACATGGTCAATTATTAATGAGAAGACAAGATCATACAAATAAATTAAAAAAATTTAATAGTGTATGGCAAGCACTTCCTTTTGTTGAATTAATTGAAGTAGATAAAGTAGAGGCACAATGTAGTGGAATACAAAGTGGTTGTACAATAATGAGAACTAAAGAAAAACTTCCAACATTTATGGAAGGATATTGGGGACCATTAATTAGAACAGTTAGCTCTATAGATACATCTATAGAACTTCAACCAACCAATCCAGGTACATACACATCAATGACAAAAACTACATCACATAAATATAATACTACAAAATATTTTTGGTGGTTAAATGATTATATATATGTACCAAATGTAGACTGGGATGCTATTAAAGTTGAAGGTATTTTTGAAGGAGATATTAGTAAGTGGAATTGTGATACAGAAGATGATTGTGTTCCTAGATATTTACAACAAATATTTATACCAGAATTTTTATATGCTGAAATAGAATCTCAAGTTTTAAATCAATTAATGATTACTTTAAAAGTTCCTTCAGAAGATTCAGATAATAAACAAAATGTAAATAGATAATGAGTGTATCACATAAATATAGAACTTTTAATCAGCTATTAGAAGATGTGTCTGTAGATTTTTCTACATATGCTTTAGAAGGGATGATTGAACCGCAACAATTAATTAAAGTTGCAACTAGAGTAAACTATGATCTTGGATTAAGAATACATAGAACTAAAGAAGCAGTTATAGATATTGAGCATAGTAAAGGAGGTTTACCTGAAGATTTTGCATATTTAAATTTTGCATTTATGTGTGGAACATATACTGTTAATAATAGTATGCCAGCAGGGACTGTTGTTGATACAACTTATACAAAATATGTTCCAGATCCAGGAGATCCTAAACAATGTGTAACACCAACAGATTGTAAAGATGTTTGTGTTGTACAAACATGTCCTGAAGATACTGGAAGAACAGGTATTAAATATAATGATGAACATATAGTAGTTCAATTTATAGGTGCTGGTCAATATAGAACTTTTTCTAATTATATGCCTTTAAAAATAGGACAATCAAATAGAGTTTTATGTGATTGCCCTAATGTAAATGTACAAGCAATAGATATAGCAGAAATAAAAGATAATTATTTATTAACTAATTTTAAAACAGGACATGTTTATATTAGTTATCAAGGAGCCATGGAAGATAATGATGGTAACTTATTAGTGTTAGATCATCCTTATTGTAATGAGTATTATGAATATGCTTTAAAAGAAAGGATATTAGAAAACATGATTTTTGCTGGAGAAAATGTATCACAGCAATTAGGTTTAATTCAAACTAGATTAAGAGCATCTAGAAATAATGCATTAGGTTTTGTTAATACTCCAGATTTTGCAGAAATGAGAAAAATATGGGATGTTAATAGAAGAGCACAATATCACAATTATTATAATATGTTTAAAAGTCATCCTACATTAGGAGGATAAAATAAATTTTGTAATGGCGGAAAAGCAAAATACACCAAAGCTTCAAGATACTTCAAGTATAGATACAGACATATTTATAAAAGGTATGACTAAAGATCCAAACATTAGTTTGGTTGGAAAGGAACAATGGACTCATGCCCGTAATGCAATAAATAATTCTAATGATGGAGATGTAGGTACTTTAGGTAATGAGCAAGCAAATTATTTATGTTCTGCTGCTCCATTTACAATTATTGGTGCTATACATTTATATGGAGATAAATGGGTTTTATATTCTACTAACAATGAACAAAGTGAAATAGGTACTTGGGATGATAGTGAATGTAAGTATGAAACAGTAGTTAATGATTATAGTTGTTATCAATGTGAAGAAACATTTAAACCTTGTTTAAATTTTAGTACACAACATTTAATAACAGGAGCAGCAAAAGAAAACTTTGATTGTTCATGGCAAGTATATTGGGATGATGGTATTAATCCTAGTAGAACATTAAATTTAGATAATATACCTTGGGTGCAAGTACTTGTATCTGATGAGTCAGATGATTGTGCTATATATGAAGATGCACAACCTTTATGTTTAGATTGTGAAAAAATAAGATTAGCACCACTTATTGATACGCCTTGTATAGAAATTTCTAGATCTCCAGATGGAGGGATGTTAAGAAATGGTACTTATCAAGTATTTATTGCATATGTTATAAATGGTCAAAAAGTTGGTGATTATATAGGTATATCAAATTTGCAACCTTTATGGGATCATGAAGATACTCTTTCAGGATTAGATATTAAACTTTCTAATTTAGATAAAGGTTTTGAAGATTTTGAATTGATTATTTGTAGTAATAATCAAATGGAAACGCAAGCTAAAAAAATTGGTATATATAGTACAGAGCAAGAATTTATAACTATAGATTATATAAATCAAAAACTTCCAGTTGTTCCAATTGAACTTTTACCTTTAAGAAATCCTGCTTATGAAAAATCTGATAACATGTATGTTGTTAATGATTATCTTATAAGACAAGGACCAACAGAACAATTTGATTTTAATTACCAACCATTAGCAAATCAAATACATGTACATTGGTCATCTTGGCAGTTCCCAGCAGATTATTATAAAAAAGGAGGAAACAAACCTACATTCATGAGAGATGAGGTTTATGCCTTTTTTATAAGATTTATATATAACACTGGAGAAAAATCTGCATCATATCATATACCTGGTAGAGATACTTCTATTAATATAAATACTAATTCTAATCCTACAAATCCATATTCATATACTATACCTGGAGACTCAAGTGCATTTACAGATGAAACAGTTACTTTACCTGGAAATAATGATTTAGCTACTATTCAATGGCAAGATGATGGTTCGTTTGGAACTCCACCTCCTGGAGATATGCTTTTTGAACAATTTAATACAGCACCTAATGCTACAAATAATCAATGGAATTTACAACAAGCTTCTACAGATTATTTTGTAACAGATGATGGTGGTGAAAGTATTGCAGAAGGACATATGGCATATTGGCAATCAACAGAAAGATATCCTATGGATTCTGTTAGATGGAATGGAGTTTCAGGAAATCCTATGCATGATTTATGTGGTAAATATATAAGACACCATAAATTTCCAGATGAAACTTTTGATGGATCTGGACCAGGTGGTTTTTTAGATAGAGCAGACCAATTTGGAGAACATATTCATGTTTTAGGTGTAAATTTTTGGAATATTAAATGGCCAAGATTTAGTATTAATTCTGAGGGTGATATAGTTGATCCAAATGAAGGTAGACCATTAGGACCACTCATTCCTAATATTGTTGGATATGAAATATTAAGAGGCTCAAGAGAAGGAGCTAAATCTATATTAGGTAAAGGTATATTTAAAAATATGCGTAAGTA